ATTAGGCCCTGGAAGAAATTTAGGTCCTGGTAAACATAGATATGTACCGGGGAAAGGATGGGTAAACTGAAATGACTATAACTGAGTTGATAAGAAGAATAAGCAGACAGACCGGTAATGGAGTACCGGATTCTGACTTAGAGCAGGTATTTTTAGATGATATCAACGAAGCCTTGGGTATGTTTCCATTATTTATCAAGTCCAGGCTTATTCTCACTACTTCCTCGGGGTCCCTGTCCGCGCTTAGCCGCGCTATTGATTTACCCAGTAATTTTATCTCAGAGAGAGAAGTCTATTATCTGAATGACGGCAGCCGGGAGAGGATAGATAAGTACACCGGCAAGAACTTCAATGAGGTAGTTTCAGAAACCGAGGCAGGCACTATTTGTATTTATAGGATTATCAATAACTATATTGAGTTTGACAGGCCTACGGATTCAGCTGTAGTGCTTTATATAGAACATTTTAAGGATGTTGACGATGTAGGTTTAGCCGATACCTTCTTTGGTGATTCAGCTATGTTAACTGTCTTAACTAATCTTGCTAAAGGGCTTTATTATATGGATTATGAAGAGGACTCCCGGAGAGGAGAATCACATCTAGCAATCGGGAAAACCGGACTAGATAAACTCAGCGCCAGGCATCTGAGGGATGAGATACCTGAGCATGTTGAGGAAGCGTAAGGAGGAATCATGGGAGATATGAAGGAGCAATTTACGGCAACGATGCAAGAGGTAAATGGAAAGATGGTACCGGTAATTAAAATCAGGGCAGAAGAGATCCGGCATCCAGACGGAAGAGTAGATGTAGTCATCCACGCGCCGGCATTGAATTTAATAAACAAGATAGGGCATCAGAATACATAAGGGGGGTTGAATTATGGCTTCAGGACTTTACAACAGGCTAAAGGAGAATCTTTTAAACAAACTGATTGACTTTGAGGCAGACGCGCTTCGGGTTATGCTTTTGAATGACAGCCATGCTTTCACGAATACGGATCTTATGACCGGTAATATCAATGCCAATGAGGCATCCGGTACCGGATATACCGCGGGAGGCCAGGTTCTTACAGGTTTATCGGTTGCTTCCGGTCCATATGCTGCTTTTGACGCTACAGACCTTACTTGGGTTAATTCTACAGTAGGCGCTTATCATGCGGCTATCTATGATGCGACTTTATCCGGAGGCCAGCTTATAGCTAGCATTGATTTCGGCAGCCTTAAATCATCCGCAGCCGGCAGCTTTACAATTCAATGGCATGCGTCAGGGATTATAACGCTGATATAGGCGAGGGCAGGATGGCAGAATTTTTAATTAAGGCACAACGGCATTGGTCATATAAAGAAAACATGACATTAAAAGAACAGGTAGAATATGACAAGCAATATCAAATAGGAGATATTGTTCAAGTATTTCCCGACGGTAAATTGAGTGATTATGCTCATGCGGGGGGAAAGTTTTATGTAGTAAGAGTTAAGGGATTAGATTTTAAAGATGTTCTTGAATATCAAAAGCAATTAAATGACGGCAATATAATGTTGCGTCGTAGAAAGTTTGAGTTAAGGATAGAGAATCTACCGTCAGTAATTACGAATAAACTTAAAACTACTTATGTCTATAATACTACTTGGGATGAAATAAAAGAGTTTATAGCGAATAAAATAATAGATGAATAAGAAAAACTTATATTCTTAATATTGATTGGGAAAAAGTCAAAAGTTTATTAGGGATGTTGGTATAGAAAAAGGTGTTGTTTAATGGCTACTATAACCCGTTATGTTAATCCTGGTTCTGATGGCGGAGATGGAACAACCACGGCTTTAACAGGTGCTAATGCTGCTTACGCTTCTCTTAATGCTTGGGAAGCCGCAGAAGAAACAGACCTCGTTACTGCTGGCAATATTCATGTTGTAAACTGTGCTGGTTCTACCGCTGACACTATAGCAACTATTACACTTGGATGGGTTACTGGAGAGAGTAATTATATTGAGATAAATGGAGACCATTCTACAGGAATTTATTCTACAAGTTATTATCGGTTAGAAGCAGCTCCAGTAGAGACGGGTGTTTTGATTTTAGGGCAAGCTTATATAAGAATAAATAATCTACAGATTTATCATAATGGAGGTTCGCCTGCGAATGAAGCATCTGCTATTAGAGTGATTGACGATTTGGTTACTTCTGATATGAGAGTAAAATCTTCTATATTGCGTGGGGGAAGATATACTTTTAGAATTGAAGGTGTTTGTGAAAGTTTCCTTATTGAAAATTCTATTATTTATGAAGGGACAACGGGTGGTTGTGCTACAACTCACTCCAGTTCTAATTTAGAATTGAATAATGTTGTAATAACGGACTACGGAACTAATGGACTTTTTGAATATGCTGGAACAATTACGGCAAATAATTGTGCAGTCTTTAACGGTGCGGATGATTTTAATTCAGTTTCAACAATAGATTATTGTGCCTCTGACGACGGCGATGGAACAAATGCGGTTGATATAAGCCCAGGGGCAACGGAGGCAGACGACTGGAACGATGCTTTTACTGACTACGCCAATGGGGATTTCAGCGTGAAAAATAGTAGTTCAGTTCTATACGATGCCGCCAGTGCTACTTATGCTCCCGCAGATGACATTATAGGGACTGAAAGACCACAAGGGAGTGCTGATGATATAGGGGCATTTGAGTTATCCTCTGCCGGCGTAAGTGTTACAGTTACTCCGAGTCAACCCTCAGCAGACAGCCGGGAATTAACCCTATCCATCCATGCTCCCACTATCAAGGTTGATCATATTGCTACTCCCGGCGCAAATAGTCTTAGTATCTCTCTTCAGACCCCAACTGTAACTCCAGTAACTTTAGTTTCGCCCTCAACTCAAAGTCTGAATCTAACTCTGCAAACTCCCACAATTTCTGCCGTAAAGAATATCACTATTACTCCTTCGTCTTTAAGCATTGTTCTTGCTTTAGCGGCTCCGGTCGTAAGAGCCGGAGCTACGATTTCTCCTTCTGCCTTAGGATTAACTTTATCTCTACAATCTCCTTCTATCGGAATAGGAATTTTAACTACACCGTCAGCCTTAGCTTTAACCTTGAATCAACATGCGCCATCTATTTTAAATGATAGGGTAGTATTTCCTTCTACCTTGGCGCTTAATGCTTCTCTACAGACTCCGTCTATCAATGTTGATCATCTGATACAGGTAGCAACAGCCTTAGGCCTTACATTGACCCTGCAAGCGCCTTCTCCGGTAATTGGGGTAGAGATATCGCCAGCGGCCTTAGGATTGACTGTAGCTTTAGCTAGCCCTTCTATCGCGCATGATCGGGTGGTATTCCCGGCTTCACTAGGGATAACCATAGAAACTGTAGCTCCGTCTATCCTGTATGATCGGGTTGTTTTCCCGGATGCTTTAGGTTTAAATCTCTCTCTTCCGGTTCCATCAGCTTCTGCTACAGTTATAATTAGTGTTTCAGCGCTTAATCTTACCTTAGCTTTAACCACTCCTGATGTTCTACATGATTGCTTAGTAGCGATTTTAGAGGTTTTATCCTTAACCCTTAATTATAAATCAGCAGGAATTGTAACTAATCTTGCCTTTCCTGAGGCCTTAGAGCTGGTCTTAAGTCTTTTATCCCCGGAAATTATTACTCAGATTAAATGGAGGAGTTTAGATAAACCCGGTACTTCTTGGAATGAGAAAAATCCTAGCGCCGCTGTTTGGGGAGAATTAAAAAAACCTGCCGTAAGTTTTGAGGAGAAAAATCCCGGTGCCGGGACATGGTCAGAAAAGAATCCTCCAGCAGGTACCTTTAATGAGATAAGTGTAAATTAACAGGAGGTAGTTATGTTTTTTGAATCTGGATTCTTGAAATTCATACTTGGATTTTGCATGCTTGGGTTTACCGATGACTGGTCTGATATACTTCCTATTGATCATACTAAGTTTAAAGCTGTCCCGGGAGCTGTTAGGGATGTCCGGCTTGCCGTTTCTGAACGGCTTGCTGCTTTCCTCTCTGGATTTACCGCCGGGGAGACTGCCGTAGGGATAAAATCAGGCGTGTTTTTAGTACAAGGATCTGACCCTGCTGCCGTAGCGGATCAGATAAAACTCTATTCAGTAGATTTAGGGGGTAAGACCGGTTTAAAGATAATTGACGAAGATGGTAACACTATAACCCTTATTGAGTTAGGAAAACTTATTCTTGATGATGGCCGGCTCAGGAATGATATCCATCTTCGGTCCATAGATACTGCCGGTTCCGGTACAATAGATTTAATCAAATCCAGGAATGATAAAGCAACATTACCGGATACAGCTCAGATGGCCTCCAACGCCGCCCCGACAGCCGATGAAATGATTTCTAATAAGAAATATGTAGATGATCAGATAACAGGGACAGAGAGAATAGTTCAGTTATTAAGCAGTGAGAATGGTTCTGTGGTAACCGGTTCTACGGCGATTCCCTATGATGATACTCTTCCTCAAGTAACTGAGGGGACTCAACACATGTCTTTTGCCGTTACTCCGGATACGACAGGAAACTATTTGGAGATTACTGTAGTTTGGAATGGGGCTAATGCTAATGCAAGTAATCCTGTAACTGTAGCTTTATTCCAAGATGGAGGAGCCAATGCTCTCGGCGCTGCCGCGGTATCAGGAGCAGCTGAGAATCCTTTAAATGTAAGTTTTAAAACCAGGGTATCAGCAGTAGGAGGCGCGGTGACAGTATTTACTGTTAGAGCCGGAAGTCATAGCGTAGCAAATACTACTTCCAACGGAGCAACCAGCGGGAGGAAATTCGGAGGGAAATATATGTCCAGTATAAAAGTAATTGAATATAAGCCATAAGGGAAATTTATGCCTAAACCTATAATAGCGCCTAGATTTTTACCGGACTTAGGAGTAGATTTATCCAAGGCCGAGGAGTTTTTGGATAAATTAGTATCTCCTTATTCCCGGAATGTGGAGTTTTACGACGGTAAGATGAGGGGCCGGTTAGGATTACAGAAGTTTGACCCTATCGCGCTATCCGGCCCAATTATGCTCATGGATCAGTATTGGCAGAATGACGGCTCCTGGGATTTAATGGTTGCTACTACCAAGGATCTCTATAAGTATGACTTCTCCAATACCAGGTTTGATATCCTCACTCCCCTTTATACTACAGGCACTATAACTATCACTTCCGGTTCACCTACTATTGTCTTGGGTTCAGGTACTTCGTGGGATACGGAATTACAGGCCGGGGATTTCGTAAAATCCGGGGCAGGGAATGTGAATACCGAACAGACCTGGTATGAGATATCTACGGTTGATTCTTCTACTCAATTAACGATTACCTCTTCTGCCGGGAGCTTTGTAACGGATTCAGCTTATGTCAGCCGTAAATGCTATCAGGGAGCTTCTACTGATTACTGGAATGCGCGGAACTTTGAGGATGATAACCTGGGCCGGATATGGATGGCTACAAACGGGGTGGATTTACCATTGTATTACTCAGGCGCCATATCAGCCGTTGATCTGACCGGACTGCCCTCAGGCCTTACTGCCGCTAAGTACATAGAGGTTTATCAATCCAGGGTTATTCTGGCCGCTACCGTAGAAGGGGGCATTAACAGCTCTTATAGATTAAGGTGGTCTGATCCCGGGGATTGCCGGACCTGGGCGGCAATAGATAAAAAGGATTTCGTGGATGAAGATACATGGATAACCGGGATTACGGAATATGATAATTTCCTGGCAGTGTTAAAAGAGAGTGAGGGTTATGTCGGCAGGCCGATATCCGATCCTTTATATGATTTTGATTTTGTTAAATCGGATACCTGCGTGGGCTGCCGGAGCAATAATAGTCTTTGGGTTAAGGATGATGGAATATTTTATCTGGGGCCGGATGATAGATTCCATAAATGGAACCTTATCCAGGATGCTGAAATATTCGGCAGGGAACTGCTGCCTTTAATGAGGGAAAGCGATCCCAATACAGAACAATATGTTTACGGTTGGGCGGTTGAAAGCAGAAATCAGATGCGGTGGTTCATTCCTCATACGGCAACTGATTACCAAAATCTATGCGTTGTTTATGATTATGTTAAAGACATGATTACTATTTGGGAATATGAACAGGCCCAGGCTTTGTCTTGTATAGGAGAATACCTTAATACTGAGGATCTCTATGTGGATGACCCTATTTGGGGAGAATATTATCTTGATGAACAGGAAGGTTATTGGGATGACCGGTTATTTTTAGAAGGCGCGCCGATAGTGCTTTATGGCGGTTATGACGGATATGTACGCAAAGCAGATCAAAGTTATTTAGATGACGGAGTAGTTTATAATCGCATTCTTAGATTAGGCCGGGATAATTATAAATTACCACATATCAATAAACGCCTCTGGAAGCAGCAGTGGTGGTTTGAATCCGAGGCATCCGGCAGCGTAACTATTAAGTTAAAAAAGGATGATTCTAATTCCTGGGAAACAGATACAAAGACTATATCTTTGATCAACGCGACCAGGGATATCATAAAGGAGAATATTACCTGGGATAAAAGAGCGCAGGATTTTCAATATCAGATTGAGGCTACGAATCACTTTTCCATGCTTGGTTTCATGAATTGGTTGTTTAAAAAAGGCAGGTCATTTTGAAGAATAAGCACTTTGCTAATGTTAAGTTTCCTAAACTGGATTTAGTCAAGGATGAGAATACGAGAGTGGTTCTTGAACAATTAGTCAAAATCTTAAGCGATACTTTCAAAAATATATATGACGACGAGCAAATCCTGGAGAAGGCGGAAACCTTTGACAGTTTACCTACGGCTTCTGATGAATACCGGGGAAAGCTGCTCCAGGTAAAACATGCCGGGGCAGGGTCAGATGCTTTGTATCTTGGTATAGATTCGGGAGGCAGTCCTGATTTTCTGGTAATACAACCGGGGACTTAAAATGATATTAGAAGTAACGACTCCTTTAACAATCCCGAAGATTTTAGAAATGGCCAGGAAGATGCCGCACTTACCGGTGAAGGCCTTAGAGGATATGCTTATCAGGGGCATGGCTTCCGAGAAGTCTAAGATATTAGTGGATGATAAAGAAGGTGTTCTTCGTGGTTTTATGTATGCCAGTATTGAGCATTTTGACGGCCAGCCGGTTGTCTTTATTCAGGCTTCATATATTAAATCGGACCTGGATGGCGCTAAGTATATCGGACATGAGTTTATTTCAAGGATGCGTGCCTGGGCGAAAGAAAGTCAAATAGAGTATTTATACATGATGACACCGAGAAATCCTAAAGGATATACGAGAAAATATAAATTTGAATTTTATACCTATGTTATGAGGAGGAGGGTTAATGATGAAAAAACTACTTAAGAAGGTAATTTTTGAGATAAGGTCTTTTCAATTAGCGGATTGGCTTACTTTTGTGGCGATAGTTTGGCTGGTCGGGTACTGTGTCTGGTTAAAATTAAAGCTGCATAATGTTGATTTTACTGCTTATTCTTACCTGCCTTTTATAATCGGCAAGAATTTCTTTAAGGGAAAAGAAACTCAGACAAAGGTAGGAATTGCTGCTGATCCTTACGGCGGAGTCCGGAAGCCTCTTGTTAATTGGTTAAGCGGCGAGATAGGCAAACCGGCAGAAGGATATACCGGAGAACTGATCGCGCCTTTAGGAGAATATGAGAGAGCGTCTTTGGATTTCTTAAAGGATTATTCCGGTGGAGGTACTTCCGGATTAAGGCAAGCCGGCCAAAAGGAAATCAGTAAGACTTTAAGCGGAGATTATGATCCGACCACTTCTCCTTATTACCAGGCTGTAAAAGCGGAGTCAGCGAATCTCTTAAGAGAACATCAAAGTAACATCGCTGATATCTCGGCTTCTAAAGGCCGATATCATACCGGCGCCAGAGTAGCAGAGCAATCTAGAGCAGGTACTGAGATTACGCAGGCGTTAACTACTCTTCTGGGAAGTCTTGCAGAGAAGGAACGAGAGAGAAAATTAGCAGCTGCTACGACAGCGCAAAATATGGGAATCTATGAAGAGCAGACTCCCTTGAGAAAAACAGTGGCTTTACAAGAGTTTGGAGGGTTAGAAAGAATAATAGAGCAGGCGAGAAATGAAGCCATGTACAGAGAATGGTTAAGAGTTAACCAGGATTATCCTCTTAATATCGGGCAGTTGGCCGCCGGCGTTCAACAGGCGCCTTTATACGCGGAAAAAGGTTACGATCCGTCAGGGTTCGCTAAGATGCTTGGTACATTCGGGAAATCTTTCGCTGGAAAAGCCGGGGAGAATCTTGGTTCTAAATTATTTGTTTAAAACAGGAGGTTATTTATGTTGCAAATGATACTGCCTTTTTTGGCAAAGACAGTTTTACCTATGGTTCTATCTTCTATGGCTAGTGGTGCCTTAGGAGGAAATAAAGCATCCGGAGGACAAAAAGGCGCTGGAGCAGGAGGACTTATTCAGCCGGAACAAAATAAAACTCCTATAAACCTTATGGGGTTTCCTTCTTTAGATAAAAGTAATTTAAACTATGGCCAGGCAGTAAGCGAAATGTTAAAAAGACAAAGGGGGTTCTAAATGGGATATCAGGTATTAAGTAGGCCGGAAGGTACAGAGGCCTTTAAAAGAGGAACTCTTTCTATCTTAGCTGATTCCCTTAGCGGAGGATTAAAGGAAGGATTAGAAAGAGGCCGTCAGACTTCTAAAGATAAAGAGATCCGGGAAGCTATTAAAAGAGAAGGAATGAAGCCTAAGTATAAAAAGACTAAAGACGGTACTTGGACCGAGGAATGGCAGGCTCCGGATGATATGAAGGAGTTTGAGAAGAATATTAAACGCAAGGTAGCGGATCCTGATACCTATGGCCAGCTTACCAAAGAAGAAAAGGATTTCTATGAACATTTTATGGTTTCAGCTACCATGCGACCTTTAACATTAGATTTCCCGGTAGAGGAGGTTCCTGGTGTTTTAAAGGAAGAAGCAGCCCCTAAGCCTCCTAATAAAGTTACTAATTTCTTTAGGAATTTATTAGGAGGAGGTCAGGAAGATAATACATTAGGTACTGTAAGTACTTTTAAAGTAGGAGATACTCGGGTGATTGATGGAGTAACATATAAAAGAAATGAGACTGGCCAATGGCTTCCCCAATAGGGATAAAGGTATTAACAGACGAAGATATAAATAATTTTGACCAGCAAAGGAAAACTTTAACTGATAAGGATATTGGTCAACTTAATAAACAGTCCATATTAACAGATGAAGATATAAATAAAATTGACTTAGAATCCAAACAAAAGAAGCTTGTTCTTCCTCCTACTTCCGCAGAACATACCGCAGGAATTACGGATCCGTTAGCAGATATCAGGATTAAGAAAGCGCAAGAATTACTTGCTGCCGGGGGTCCTCCGCCAGAACCTCCTATTGATGTTCAATCATTGAACAAGCCTGATCAGGTTCGGGTTCCTTCTGCTATTGATAACCTAAAGACTGCTTCTGGATTCGTCTCAGGGGTTCTTCCAGAGGCACAACCTCGCGTATCTGGTTTACTAGGAAAATCCGCGGAAATAATCTTTAAAGAAGGGCAACGATACCCTAAGGCATTTATGTCTGCCGTAGAGCAAATGCAGTTAGGCAATATTCCAACATCCGAAATCTTAGGGAAAGAAATCCCCTCTTTATTTCCAGGAGTCTATGCTCCTACTATGCAGGAAGAAAGAACCCCAACACAGATATCCTGGGATATAGCGGATCGTTTTTATAAAAAATCTTCCACTAATGTAGCTTGGGAATTTATTAAATTACTGCCTTTCTCCACAGCAGGGTTGATGAGTGAGTTTCATCTTAACCCGGGATATACTCTTTTATTCGGTGCGATAAATAAAGTTATCACTTCTCCGGAAGTTGCGAAATTCCTAGGTAAGGAAATACCGGCGCCAAAGTGGTTAGATGATGCTATAAAGGGAACTATAAAAGGATTCTACCGGCCGTTTGAAGGAATAATTGAGAATGTGAAGGAATCCAGGATTAATGGTATTACCGATGAAATATATAAAAAATTCCTTCCTCGCATGGAAGAGCTGCGGACTAATTACAAGGCCAGCTATGGAGTGAATCCAACCGAAGGAGATATCCGGGGTTTGATTAAGGCAAAATTAGTACAGCAGGGGATTTATGAAGCTCCGTTAAGGGATCTGCAAGGGAAGCTCTTTAAGGCACGGAGGACAAAGCCTCTAACTCCAAAGGTAGAACCTCAACCTAAGCCTCCTGTAAAACCTACAGGCAATGTCCGTTCCATAGGGGGAATAGTAAGACAAATGGGAGGTATTGATCCCGGGAAGGCAAAGGCATCCGGATATCCTACAGAGAGCTTTAAAGGGTTCGGATTGACTTACTTATTGAAACAAGGAGGCCAGGGTGTAGATGAAATAGCGCAGGAACTTTTATCTACCGGGCAATTAACACCTCAACAAGGAGAATCTCCCTCAGAGGCTTTAATGAGGGTCTTAAAAGATAAAACTAAGACGGCTGAGCATATAAAGACGGAATTAGATAAGCAAATTAAACAGGAGGAGCAAGATGAGCAATTCAAAAAGCAAATCACAGAGTCAGGCGCAGGATCGCCTGAAGAGATACGCCGGTTTATTGACCTTGAAATCAATACTAAGACGAATGAAGAGCTTGAGGAACTTCTCCGGACCAAGCAATTTACCTCAGACGCAGACGCCGAATCCTTCATTGAATCCCTCAATAAACAAGGAGCAGCCAGTTACTTAGAATATGATGACGCCGGCAATCCGGTAGTCCAATATGTTCTCCCGGAGGATGTTAAGGTAATATCTGTGGTTAAAGAAGTGTCTCCGGAGTTAGTAGAACAAGCCGAGAAAGCCCCAATTGTAGCACCAGCGAAGGATTTGAAGGGGAAAGTGCCTATCGTAGAGGGAGAAGCCGAGCTTATTCAAGAGGCGAAGAAGTATAAAACGGCTGAGGAGTTTGCAGAGACGCAACCTATTTATTATAGGGGAGGCAAGGGGAATAATTGGGTTTCTCCTAATAAAGAATTCGCAGAACAATATGGAAAACTAAGACAAGTCAATTTATCCCCTAACGCTAATTTGTTTGATGTTATTGGAGATAGTGTTGATGAATTGGCATCAGAATTTTTAGGAGAACCTGTCGTTGATTCTTTAGGATCAACAGATTTATGGTATCAACCTTCAAAAGAATTTGCTGATTTCCTTATTAAGAAAGGGTATGATGGATTCATAAACGACAAAAACATATTTATAGCAAATAAAGATGTTATCAAAACCAAATCCCAAATAACTGACATCTGGGATAAGGCGCAGAAACCTGCTACCCAAAAAGAGGCCGTTAAGAAGGCGGTTGAGAAGGAACCTAAAGAAGAAATCTCTGCATTAGAAGAGCCTACGCCTAAGGAATCCGAAACATTAGCCGATAAGATAGACCCGGATAAGTACCCCGGAACTACCAGTAAGCTGGCGCATGCCTATAAGGAAATCCTTAAATACCAATTAGAGGCAGATGGATTCGGCCAGCGCATTATCGCCAGGCGGATAGGAGATTACGCTTATGCTTTTAATGAGGATCTGCGCCATAAGCTGGAAAGCAGGAAGATTAAGGATCTGGCCAAGGAAGATGATTTTATCCAAAAGAAGGTTAAGGATCTACTGGATCAGGCTGAGAAGGTAGAAATAGCTACAGCCGGAGAAAACATAGGGGAGATAGCCGTTGAGATAAGTCAATTAAAACAGATTCTGCATGGCGCATTAACCTTCAAGTCTGAGTTTTCTGAGGCCTTGAATATATCCGCGACAGATCTGGCCGAGTTGAGTGATTCCGATAGGCTTGTCAAAAAGGCGGAGGATGGAGAACCAAAGGAAAATCTCAGCGCTAAAAAGTGGTCCGTAGAAATGCCTAAGGACCCGATTACTAAAGAGAAGATAAACAAGACACAAATTTTGCAATGGGTAGAGAAGAATTTCAAGGTACCTATCCGGGGCAAGGCCACTTCCCGAATGAGAGCCTTAGGCCGTTATTATAATAAGGCGGAGTTAATCCGGCTTAAGACCTGGGGAGAGTTGGAAGTACTTACTCATGAGATAGCGCATCATATAGACGCTAAGGTTATGAAACGCCTGAGTAAGCATTGGCGCAAGGAGATAGTGCCTGCCGGAGAAAAGAAAGCTGCTATCCGGGAATTAGCGAATCTTGACTATAATAAGAAAGAACGCCGGACAAAAGAAGGGTTTGCCGAGTTCATGAGGTATTACCTGACTACGGATGAAGCTGCGCACTATGCTCCTAAATTCTACAGGTATTTCACTACTAACTTTATGCCTTATGAACCTGAGGGAGCTAAGATTACTCAGCTTAAGAAGATGATGGAAACCTGGCAGAAACAGGGAGCAGAAAACCGGATGTTGGCACAGACAGACTGGAAGGGCGAACATACCAAGATAGGGGGTATAGAAACAAAAATACAGAAAGCTAAATACTTATTTTTAAAGAATTGGGTAGATGAATTTTATCCCATAATGAGGGTAGAAGATCAGATGGGATTAAAGCCGGGTACCGGCAAGGTCTTGAGGCCTACTGAAGATCCGTTTATTATGCTTACCTATTCTAAGGCAAAAGCCGGTTTAATTGCCAGAACTTTTGTAATGGATAAAGCGATAGATGAGTACCATAAAGTTGTAGGTCCGGGGTTACTTGATGTTTTAAAAGATATCCCGGTAGATAAAATCAGACAATGGATTATTTATGGAATTGCCCGAAGAACTGTAGAAGTATTAGAACCCAGGAAAATAGAGACAGGTTTTGAGATAGAGGATGCGAAATATATAATAAAGAAGTATAAATCCGGGATTTTTGATGACGCTGTAGAAGGAGTAACAAAATGGGGAGATCATTTATTAGATTGGGTGGTTCGGGCCGGAGGATTGAGTCCGGAAGAAAAAGAGTTAATAAGGACATTAAATCCGATATGGCTGCCTTTTAAAAGAGCCTTTATTGATAATATTCAGTTAATTCAGGGTGGAGGAAGCTTAGTAAATAAAGGTCAGGTAATAAAAGGTATTAAAGGTTCAGGTAAGCCGGTATTGAATCCTCTGGAAACAATGATCACCCAGACTACCGAGTTTATCGCCAAGGCTCAACGGATACGAATAGGGTCATTACTCGCTGATTTAGTTAATCGTCCAGGTGCGGGCAGATTTATAACAGAAATACCTGCTCCTATGGAAGCTACTACTTTTAGTCTTGAGAAGATTAAAAAAGATTTAGAACTCTTAGGTGTAGATTTAGCAGGAGTGAATCTTGATGCTTTTTTAACTGTATTTACCCAGGGCTGGCAATATAAAGGCAAGGATAATATAGTTTCTATCTGGAAAAACGGCAAGCGGAAATTCTTTGAGATAGATCCTGATTTATACCGTGCAATAACCGGAGTGGATCCCTTGCAGTTAATGCCGCTATTAAAAATAATAGCTCCTTTTGCAAGGACAGTCAGGTTAGGCGCTACAGGATTAAGGATAGCTTTTGGTTTATACCGGAATCCGTTTAAAGATGCTTTTACTTATGCGGTAAATTCTAAACAGAAACATGCTCTTATCTTTGATCCTCTTTTAGGAGTATATAAGGAATTAACCGCAAAACCCGGAGAATTAGCCTGGCGGTTCAAGAAAGGTGGAGGGTCATTATCCGGGATGATTGGTTTTGATCGGGATGCAGCTATGTCTGTATACGATGATATGATGTGGAGAAAACTTAAAGCTACAGGAAAGAGTTTGATGGTTGTGAAACATCCGGTACAAGCATTAGCCGGGTTGGTACAGAATACCCGGGAAATTATATCCTGGTCGGAATTAGGCCCAAGGACTATAGAAGTAATGAGGATGTATGAAAAATACCGTAAAGAGAATCCAAACTGGACTGATGAAGATTGCTATGTAATGGCTTTCAATGACGGGCAGGATGTTACTGTCAATTTTACTAAAAGTGGGCGTTATGGTAAGAAAGTTAATGCTGTTAGTGCGTTCTTCAATGTGGCCATACAGGGGCCGGAAAAGATATACCGGGTTTATAAAAACAACCCTAAAGGCTTTATTCTTAAGGGTTTGCTTTGGATAACCCTTCCCGCTATTCTAATGTGGTATAAAAACAGAAAAAAACAATGGTATCAGAATCTTCCGCCGGCCTATAAGTATAATAATTTCTTCTTTGAAATAGGTGATGATATTTACCGGTTAGGGGTTCCTTTTGATTTGGGGATTCTTTTTGCCTCTGTACCACAGGCAGCTTTAGATACATTAATAGAGAAAGATCCTCAGTATGTTGAAGGCCTGATGGATCAGATTAAAATGCAGATACCGGATCCTACCCCTAGCGTATTCCGGCCATGGTATGAAGTAAAAACTAACCGCAATTTCTTAGGACAGCCTATTGAATCAGAAGGTATGCAGAGAGAGTTTATTACAGAAAGAAAACGTTATTATACTACTTCGTTTGCATCTTGGTTATCTAAAGGGTTCTTTCGTATGGGTATTCAGTTATCTCCGGTTCAAGTTGACCATTATATTAAAGGGTATAGTGGGGGATTCACAAGGCAACTGCCTGCGAAATCTTATGTTGAAAAGGCAGATCTCCCTGTGTTAGGTGAAGCGATCCTCCGGATGCCGGAGAATCCCAAACGGCAGATGAATAACTTTTTTATTGACTATGAGGTATTATCTCAGAAGAAGGCATCGGATATCGCTACTAAGGAAGAGTTAAACAAGCTCAGGAAGATTAAACCTTACTATTATCAGTTTACCCGGATTTATTTTAAGAATCTTAAGAAGTACCGCGAGGTTAAGGATTTGGATAAGTTAAAGGCCGAATATGAGAAGATTACGGAAGTACTTAGAAGAGCAGGATATAATTAACCGGACCAGGGAATTGATATCCGGGATAGGTATTATATTATTATTTACCTTTATTGTTATTTTTCATATAGTTAGGTTCTTTTTTATATCATCCCCGGTAAGATCAGTCTTACCACCGGAGGATCTTATCTTAATTGAGGAGGCGCTTGGCGAAAGTTTATTAGAGCCGGAGTTGGGATATTATAATTAGTAAAGGAGGGATTAACGGAGGGTTACCTTTTTTTCCGTACTGAGATGTATAGAAGTAATTTCTCCAGTAAGTCTATTAAGTTTATAGGCAACTACCTGTCCGGAAACGATAGTAAAGCGTTGCATATATAAGAATAGGGAGGAAAAAATAGCCAATAGAATAAGTAGTAAGGTTAGGAATTTAGATATTTTCATTTTCTTCTAAATTTAAAAAGGAATACTCCAAAAATAACAGTAACGATAAGATCTATCATGCCCCATACAATCTTATCTAGGTGGATTGGAACTATGGGATTGAATAAGATCGCGACAATAATAAGGAGCCATGACCAACTAGTATGTTTATTTATATAGCTTAGATAGGCAAAATAGGCGCCTGTAAGACAAACTACAATACGGAGAATTTGGTAATAGCCGGAAAAGTAATAAGGAGCTTCAAGAAAAGCACCTACGACCAACATTAACATTGAAGAAAAAAGAGGGAATTTATTTATTCTCATAGTGTTGTTAAGTATAACCTAAGAAACAGTAATTGTCAAGAGGAGGTAGTAATGCAGTTTTCTGAAGAGGTACTTTTAAATGGCGGTGTTTTTCTTTTCCTTTTAACTTCTCTTGTCGCCGTTAAGGTTGAACTTAGCAAGAGGCCTACTTTTAGGGATTCTGAAAAGAAATTCAGGGATCAGCCTGTCTGTGATGAACGGCATAAGTCTGTGGAGGAGAAATTGAACTGTATCCCGGAAGTCAAGGATACCCTGGCTAGGGTAGAGACTAAGGTAGATTTGTTAATAGCAAGCAAATCTAACCTGGGTTAGGATAAGGGGGGTTGATACAGATGGATGAATTTAACTTGGATACGCTTAGAATGGGGTATATTATTGTTTATAAGTCAAAGGGTGGGTTTTTCTCCAGGCAGATAGAGAAGTTACAGCTGAGTAGGGGATTCCCTCCGCATCAGGCCTGTTTTACGCATGTTGAGGTATCCGGTGGGGGTCCGTATTCTGTAAATGTGGCACCTCCCAAGACCAGGGTTGTAGATATCCGGAAGGTTCATGCCGGCCGCTATATCAAGGTTATGCGTTATGTTGATCCGGACTATGAGGCCAGGACAAGATACAAGGTTGCCTTCTGGGCGGCCTCTAATTGTAACCTGCCTTATGACTGGTTTGGTTGTCTTAAATTCAAGTTAAAATTCTTATGGCATTTTAAGTCAAGATTCTTCTGTTCAGAAAATACTGGATTCGCGCTAAGAAAAGAACATGAATTTATATTTCCTGTTTCTTTACCTAATCATAAATTGCTCCCGGCGCATTTTCTATGGGGGGTTAGATTTGAGCAAGTTTGGGAAGGGATAATCTCTTCAAAGGCTTAAGATACCTCCTTGAAAACATCCTCCAATTTTTGCCTAACTTGACACTCCTTCTTCTATGTGTTATACTCCTGTGCCTAAAGCCAGAAAACTAAATGGGGGGTTAGAAAGGAGTAAATTTGTGAAAAGAATGTTAAGATTTATTTTAGGGGGTAATCACAAAAGAAGAAAAACTAAGTTACCTAACCCTAATTATGAATATCGTATTGTCTTTAAAAGTGGATCCATAGAGGCCATTAAAAGAGCTAAAGGCTGGAATACGGATGCGGATATGGCCAGGGCTTTAGGGGTTACCAGGGCCTATGTAGCTATGTTAAAAAAGACCAGAGCTACGGTTACCGCTACAGTCATTACCCGGTTAGCAGCTCAGTTAGGGAATATAGAAGGGGCCTGGTGGACATACTATGAGATAGTACCTTGGGGAGTAAAAGACAAGGAGCATCCTCTTTGGAACTACGAGAAATTTCATGGCCGGATACCTTATAAGAGAATTAGTTTGGCTGTTGAGTTAAGGCAGGGAGATTACAATTTAGAGAAAAACACTTGACAAACAGCTAATTTTTGATAGAATATCAACAATTATGAATATTTACAGATTGCGTAGTTTACATAAGATATATAACACCAATAGCCCGACGGAGAGAAAGAATAATTTAACTTTCGGGCAAAATAGATTTAACAGTCCGACTTTACTGTAAAAAGTAGAAGTCGGTTTTTTTTATGTAAAAGACAAACTTTTTTTAAAAAAATTTTCTTATGTTAAATATGCCATCCAGCAAAAAGGCGATTAAATTTACCCGAAGGATTTTTTATGTCTAGACTAACAGTCAGGGGTCAGAGAAGTAACCTTCGGGTGTCTTACCTCTTTAAAAAAAGAGGGTTCGCTGGATGGCGCTTTGGCCTCCTGACTGTTAGTTCCGTAGTATTTTTTCTTTTCTGCTTTTTAAAATCTCCACAAGCGTTACAAATAAATCCAATAGCTTTAACAATAGCCGGTGAGGCCGGCGGTGAAGGCTCCCAAGGTATGTACGCCGTTGCCTGTGTGATACAGAACCGGTCTATCCGGTCCGGTAAGGATCCCGAGCAAGTAGTTATGAAGGGTTTCTATGGCCGGACCAACAAGGTTACTAAGGGATTTTATCTTATCTATAAGCCTTATATTGACGAGCTGGTCAGGAGGATACAGGCAGGTAAGTTGGAAGATACTACCGGCGGGGCTACGCACTTTGAGAACATAGAGGCGTTTGGCCGGCCTTATTGGGCTAAGCGGATGATGATTACTAAGAAGATAGGCAGGCATACTTTTTATAGATAGGAGATAAAGATGAGAGAATTAACGCTTGATTGTTTACCAGAAGAGCAAGTGTTTTGGTTTAATTTAGAAGGCAGTAGATTCCAGGGAACATTAAAAGAATGGGATAGTAATGTTGCTTATGTGAAATGTACAGACGGATTAACAAGACCAGTTGAAGTAAACTAATGGGCTATATGGATCAAGAGAGTTTCGGCATGTTTAAAAAGGGTGTTGTGAATAAGACTAAACAGCGTCGGCAGCAAACCCTGGAGATTAACGAGATTGCTCTCCAGAGACAGATTATCCTTTATCTTAAGGCTATCGGTTCCGTTGCCGGTAAGACTAAGACTATTGGCCTGGCTGTTTCTAAGGATAGCCATGCTTTTTATCGCAAGGATTCTAACCTTATGACCGGTAAGGCTGATATAGAGTGTTTTCATAAGGGAGTTATGTATTGCATAGAGGTTAAGAGTAAGCATGGCCGGCAGTCTCCGGAGCAAAAAGAATACCAGAAAGTTTTCCATAAATGGCCTACCAGGATATATATACTGGCCAGGAAACTTGAGGATGTCAGTTCGGTTATCAAGTAATCAACATCGTCTATGTTATGTTAAATACAGAAAAAAGGGGGTGATAAAAAATTGAACCATCGTAGAAAAGTACATCATTATTCTACCGCACAAGATGCAGCAATGTATAAAAAGAAGATACCGGATCCGCGCCAAGTAGAAACACCTACAGAGGAAGTGAAGAAGGAATTGGATTGTATCGCTAACATGGAGCAATAGTTAAATTTAACCCTGGTGCCTAGCGAAGGGACCGGAGAGGATGCTGTCCTTAACTGACCTCAGTTCTCCTCTCCGGCCAGGGGATCTAAAAGGAGGATTTAAATTATGAGTGCTTATCCTAATGACAGAATTAAACCTAAGCAAGACGAATTCAACAAACCCTTAGGAGGTAAACTGCCTCCCTTACCACCTTTTCCAACGAGAGAATGGTTGACTGGAAGGATCTCAGTGGTTGAGTACGGCATTGCTTATTTCAACAATAAGCCTATTGTCTGTACGGACAGCGAGGATAACGAATTAACTGATGAGCGCGGAGATCCTATCTACCGCCGGGAGTTTAATATCACTATCTTAGTTAATGACCATTATCTTCCCAATAATGAACCGCGCAAAGTCTGGCTACGCTTAGGTGCCTCTTTAGGAAAAAAGGCCAATTTGCCTAAGTTCTTAAAAAAGGTTATAGGAGAGGGATTTTCTGAAACTCCAGCTGAGATTATAAATGATCTTCAAAATAAAGATATCAAATTTCAAATGGCTGATAAAGTCAGCGAATCTACACAGAAGGAATATCAGTCCGTTATTTGGGATTCGGTTGAACTTTGGAACGAGTAAGTTTCTTTAAAAGTCTTGTTTTTCCTGCTCTTATCTCTTTAATAACGAGCAAGCGTTAAGGCGTTCCTCAGGGGTTAAATGATCCGGCTGCTAGGGATAGACACGATTCCTCCGGCTTTAGCTCCTGAGGGTAAATATAGCAAGTAAATCAAATCGGCCTTTAGGCAGAAGCTGGTTTGAAGAATCTGCGCATTGTTTCAGTACTATATCTGCCTTTAGGCGTGGTCTGTAAAAGGAGAGAGGAAGGAATGGTGGAGGTGGGAATGAAAGAACGCCCTATATTATTCAATAGCGAAATGGTTAAAGCAATCCTTGAAGGCAGAAAGACGCAGACGAGGAGGGTAATTAAGTCCCCCAAATGGTCAACTACTGATAGGGCTTTAGTTGATTTTGATTGTCCTTATGGTTGGGGCGGCGATAGGTTATGGGTGAAGGAAACTTGGGGAATGTCGGGATTGAATAGAGTTGAGTATAAGGCATTTCCTGCTGATGGAAAAGATTTTCGTTGTGTTAATAGGTGGCAACCCTCAATCCACATGTCCCGTAAATATTCCCGTATCACTTTAAAAATTACAGAAATAAGGGTTGAGAGATTGCAGGAGATAACCTTTGATGATTGTAGAAAAGAAGGAGTTAAAAAATATCCTGCTCAACAAAATAATAGAATGTTATTTCTAATGCTTTGGAATTCTCTTAACAAAAAATATCCTTGGTTAAGCAATCCCTGGCTGTGGGTGATAAGTTTTAGGAGGATAAAATGCCAAACCCCCTAACCACCTGTAACGGCAACACCCTACGGAAGCTAAGGGGCAATACAAAATGACTAAAACCTACACTCCAGTAAAAGGCCTGGTAAACGGCTACCTGATAGCGCCTCACCTTAAGGGGAAGTTGGTAATAGCGGTTCCGGAAAAGATAGTTCATGTAGGCTTGAAGATAGAATACGCCGGGCAATTTATGTTTTTGAAGGATATAGAGCCGATCCTACAGATAGAGTTTGAGGATAAATTTGGCCGCGATGAGAAGTATAAACTTAATTATTATGAATGGAAACCGGTTAAAGCTGCGGAGCAGATGCAATGGGTATGATGAGCAAGGAAGAAATCCATAAGGAATCGTTGAGGTTGTTGAATTTAAAACAATCCCGGAGGTTATCCCTTGATACTTTTACGGTCCGGACCGAGCTTTTACAGAAGTTCCCGAATACCTATAAGGGGATCCTGTTGGCTAAGAAGTATCTTAAGGCCAGGATAATTAAGAAGATGCCGGGAGAAAAGAATCTATGCAGTTGAACTTTAATCATATTTATCCGGGTGATACCTTAATAGTTTTAAAGACTTTCCCTGATGATTATTTTGATACCATTATCACTTCTCCGCCATACTGGGGATTAAGGGATTATGGGGTTAAGGGGCAAATAGGTCTAGAGAAAACCTTACTTGAGTATATTGAGAAACTTCTATCCATAACAGCCGAACTCAAGCGCGTGCTTAAACCGACTGGAGTTCTCTTTTGGAATCACGGGGATTGTTATGGAAGTCATAGAGATTGGAATCGGTCTGATATTGCTCTTAAAAAACAATTAGCAGGTGGGGGAAAACGACAAGCAATTAAGGGATATGAGAAATGTTTAATGTTGCAAAACTACCGCTTAATCCTTTGTATGGTAGATGATCAGGGTTGGATTCTCCGGAATGATATTAAATGGTTTAAGCCGAATCACATGCCTTCAAGCGTTAAGGATAGATTTGCCAATTCCTATGAACCGGTATTTATGTTAGTTAAGCAGCAGAAATATTGGTTTGATTTAGACGCGGTGAGGCAGCCATATACAGAACCTTTGAATAGGTGGGGTGGGCCAAGTTTAAAGAAAGGAACAAGTAGGACTAAGGGGTATGCTGATATGCAGAAGATTGGTAATTCTTCTGCTTTAAGGGTAGGAAGAAACATGCGGCCAATAGAAGCGGGCAAAAACCCCGGTGATGTATGGAAGATACCTACTCAGCCTTACTCAGCAGCCCATTTCGCGACTTTCCCGGAGAAACTTATTGAACCGATGATTAAATCTACTTGTCCTCAATGGATATGTAAGAAGTGCGGGAAGGCGCGGGAGAGGATAATAAAGCCAACAGAAGAGTATGCTAAACGGCTTGGGAAGGCTTGGCATAATCATAAGGAAGATGGTAAGAGAGGGCAGAGATACTCAAGAGAAATAGCAGGTGTGCCTTGTTCAGCTGAATATAAAACAGTAGGCTGGACAGATTGTGGATGTAATGCCGGTTGGACCCCGGGAGTAGTACTGGATCCGTTCATGGGAGCAGGCACAACTGCCTTAGTAGCCCGTAGCCTAGGCCGGAATTATATAGGAATAGAACTTAACCCGGAATATATAAAAATTGCTAATCAGCGTCTAGAGAAAGCGTTAGGAATGTTTAAATGAATAAACAAGGCCCTAAAGGCATAACTTGGACAAATTATACCTGGAATCCGATAACCGGTTGTACCCGGAATTGTTGGTATTGTTATGTTAAACGGATTCCGGGGTATGATTCTTCCCCGGATTTTCATTCGGAGAGGCTCTATCAGCCATTATCTGTCAAGAAACCGAGCAAGATATTCGTATGTTCTACCGGGGATTTCTTTGATCCCAAGGTCTTGGAAGATTGGCGGTTTGAGGTTTATAGCGTAATGAATCAATGCCCTCAGCATGATTTTCAGATCCTTACCAAGTGTTATAAAAATTTAGAAAAGTATCCTCCGGGTAACGTCTGGGTAGGGGTTACTATTGACGGCAAAGAACAGGATGTTTTAAATACTTTTTATAGGATCAGCGTGGTTGAGGCAAAGGTTCGTTTCATTTCCTTTGAGCCTTTGCTGGCGCCGGTAGGTGAATCCATGCGCCTGGCTCTTATGGATTTCGGTCTTAAGCTAGACTGGATCATCATAGGCGCTATGACTGGTCCGGGCAGCAAAGAACATCAGCCTGAAAAGTGGTGGATAGATGATATCTTGCAGGTAGCCGATCAAAAGGGCATCCCGGTATTTATGAAGGAGAATTTAAGAGGCTGCTATCCTCATATTTTACGCCAGGAATGGCCTGAGATTAAGAAGGATGGGAGGAAGAAGTGATAAAATGGGCAATGCATAGGAAGGCTGAGAGGCCTGAGGTAGTTTTTTTTCTTTGTGAGGCGAATATATCTGGGATTATGGATGAGGTTTCTTTGCCTAAGCTATTAAGGGAATTAGTAGATAGTTTAAATAAGAAGATTACGGAGGAAATTCTAAAGCGTTACCAGGAGGAGATTATTGCGAAGATAAATATAGATGATTTAGCTAAGTCTATTAAGACGAGAGTAGCTATAAATATTACTGAAAATTTAGTAAAAAAGAAAGATGGGGAAAGCCGGAGTTAAATTGTTGCTTAATTATATTACGGAGAAGAATCTATGAATTTCTTTTGGTTGGTCTTTGCGCATTTCTTAGGGGATATCTCTTTACAGAATGACTGGATGACTGAGTTTAAAGGCCGGTACTGGTATGTTATGCAGAGTCATTGTATTATTTGGGCAGGCTGTATTGCTGTTGTTTTGCAGTACCTAGGGATTCTTACTCTTTGGAAGATTCATTTTTTGATTATAGGCCATTACCTTATGGATAGTTGGAAGTGTAAGAAGAACCGGTCTGTAAAGACTTGGTGGTATGTTTACCCGGATCAGGCCTGGCATTTAATTCAATGCGTAATAGTTTATTATTTTTAACCGCCTCGTTAGAGAGGGAAAGGAAATAAAATGAGAACAATATCATCATATCAAAAAACATCAGTGCATTGGGGTAAAAGTCAAGCAGATATTTCTAAAGTATTAACCAAGCATGGTATTCAAGATACTCGGTTTACTTTTCTCCAAAGCCGGAATGAACTAATCTGTGAATTTGATTTTCCCACTAAGATAGAAGAAAAAGATATTAAAATCGGAGTGCGGATACTTTTACCTATACCAAAAGCAAAGGATTTGGAGCAAGCAAAAAATCAAATTCACCGGGCATTGTTTTATTATCTTAAAACTAAATTTGAAGCACTTAGTTTTGGCTTAGTAGAATTTACGCAAGAATTTATGCCTCATCTTGTAATTTTTGATAAACAAGGACATTCAAGAACTCTTTATCAAATTATCAGTCCTCAGTATAAAAAAGGACTTCTTACTGGACAACAGGGTGAGATTAGAATGTTGGAACAAAAATGAAAACCCAACCCAAAACAAAGTGAGGGATGTATGAAACTAACTATTAACCTGAAAGACCCAAAGTATTGTGATACCCAGTGTCCAGAAAAGATATTTAGAAACGCCCGTTATGAGTATAAATGTAAATTGTTTAATATTGACCTTGATAAAAAATGTACTCGCCCTCAACACTGCATAGAGGAGAATGGATTATGACCCGAAAACTTAACCCGGAAGTTGAGAAGAAGATTAGAGAAATATTAGAGTATGTTTATTCTTGTGATGTAAGAAGCGATAAATTAGATAAACAAAAGGTCATTAACCAAGCCCTCACCGCCATTGCGCCGTTGTTTGATAGAGATAGTCTTGGTATTCGTGTCCATGAGTTAAACCCCGATTATGTAGCCCAAGTCCTCATTGAAGCAGAGAGGCAAGGACTCTTAAGATAGTTATTTGACAAGCGGGTCGCTGTGGTTTGGAAACCTGATGAACTTCGTAATTATGGGGGTTTTCCTGTAATTAAAAGTCAAGACGGTGATAAGAAAAGAAACCTTAACTTATGCCATTCTGCCGAGGATAAATCGCAGACCAACTGCCGGCGGCCTGTGATAAAAAGGAGAAGTGAAAGATGAACGAGCAAGAGATTAGGAAAGCGGTTGAAGAAAGTTATAGATTAAGTATTCATACACACACAGAAGAATTTGTTCTCCAAACCTTTAGAAACCTCGCCCAACAATACCTCGCCATAGAGGGATTTCCAGAGGAAAAGAAAGGTATCTACACAAATGTCAGCAACATTGAAAGAGCCAATTTAGTAGATACAGCTAAAATGTTGAAAAAAGTTTCTTTAGCAGAAGGTTTCAACCACGCCCTCCACCTCTGCAAACTCGCCCATGTTAAAGAGATTGAGGAAAAAGATAGGGAGATAGAGGGGCAAAGTCATTTAATAATGAGAGTAAAAGCCCATTCTAAAATATTAAAAGATAAGATTTCAGAACTCCAAGCCAAACTCAAGAGAATGAAAGAAAGATTGAGTGAAGATAGGTTATTCGTAGAATGTGTTGAGATTTTAGCCCATAATACTCAATATGAAAAAGTAAGAATTGGAGAACTATCAGCATTATTAACCCAAGCCATTAGGAAGTTATTAGAAGGAGGGAATACTAATGAAATGTCCTGAATGTAGTGGAAAGTTAATAAAAAGAGCAAACCAATTTTATGAATGTGAAAATTGTGGTTGGACAGGAATCATTAAGTCATGGTATTAGGAAGTTGACAGAGGAGGAGTGATGAGAGAACATATTATCGCTTGTTTTAAATGTAGTTCACAAGTAGGTCTTTCTATGTTTAGTCATAGAAATAAAGCAGGACGAATTGTTGGGTGGATTTTTAGTTGTCAAAAGTGTTTTCCTAAAGTAGCAGGGCAAAAATTAAAAATGGTAATACAAAAATGAACCTACAGGATAGGAGGGGTAATGAGAAAAACAGAAAAGATTATTATTGATGTTGAACCAAAAGATATAGCAAAAGCCCTCGTAGAAATAAACAATATCCCAAAGGGTTTTGAAATAAAATCGTTCACCTATAGTCTTCACCGTATTGCTGGAGAACTATTAGACCGACCCGAAATGAAAGCATTTGACATTACACATTGCAGATTAGAATTAGAAAAGGAATAACCAATGCCAAATCCAGAAGAGAAGTTGAGAAAGGTTAAGGAAGAAATTATGGAACTTATGGGTATTCCGGAAAGTTATTTTCATAATGAAAGGGAAAGTTTAGGACAAGTTCGTTTAAGATATTATTTAACTAAAGATTTCGTTCAATATTACTCTTTAAAAAATGCTAAAGCAATACTAACCGAGTTGACGAAATGAGAATATATCTTAATTCAAGCAAGCGCGTAGTAGGCCAGCAGACTACAGATCGGCAGATAGTCAAGGCCGATATAGTCAAGGAGAATCCTAAGACTTTCGCGGTCAGGCTCCCGGATGGCCATATAATCATGCGCCGGAAGGCCCGGGATGTCGTATGGCAGGAAGAAAGGTTAAATATATTCAAGCGGGTACTGAGATGGTTTAAAAATCTTCTGCGCCGGCTGGAAAAGAAAATTACACCCAGGCCGTTAATGAGCAAGGAGTAGCCTATGCCTATGAAGAAGTTTAGTTTTGCGGATCATGAGGATGCGTATTTCCAGCCATGTTTAGCTATAGGATTTTTCCTCTTTCTTACCGGCTTGATCATAAGGAATTGGGATTTGCAGGTAGCCATCCTTGTGGTGCTTAATTTCCTTATCTATTTTAAGGTTATCTGGTACGGGTATGTTATAGATGATGATAAGGTGGGAAATTATCCAGGGTTAGAGAAATGGAAAGCCAGGAATTTTATGCAGCTATTCTATTGGGAGATAAAACCCTGGAGGTACTATAGCTCTAAGCGCGTGCATCTTTATTCTACTTTAATCCATATATTAGTCTGCTGCATGATCTATATTGTCTTTGGCCGTAATCTCTTATCTTTCCTTACGGCTTTGTTATTTACGGCTAATCCGGTAGTCAATCAGGTATCGGCCTGGGCCAATGCCAAGAGGTATGCCGTTAATACTCTCCTGGTGCTGTGTATGTGGATGATGCCGGCCTGGGCTATGTTGTTCTACTTCTGGACTCCTTTTTGGCAGGTAAGCGCGGCTACAGCGCCTTTATTATTCATAGGTACTAAGTACTGGCTCTGGATGTTAGGGATCCCTTTTATAATCTTTATAGGAGGCAAGCGCCTGATATACAGGTTTTTAGCTAGGAAGCTCCAGTCTCCGGATGGAGTGCTGCCGCAGTTGTCGTGGAGAAAGCTGATTCTCTATGTTAAGACTTTCGGGTATTATTTCTGGTATTGCGTATTCCCGGTAAGGATCGGGATGTGGCATTATTTTTTGTATCTTTTAGGTATGTCGGAAGAAGAGAACCGGAAGTGTTTTGCTATTGATTGGCGTTTCTGGTTCGGGCTTGTTACTTTTATAGGCGTGTTGGCGGTAATGCTCATTTTCAGGGGTACTCCTCTTTCTTTTGGTTTATTTTGGTTCACTATTTTTATCTCTTTATGGGGGAATCTACTTACCCTTACTCAATCTATCGCGGACCGGTATTGTTATCTGCCTCTGGTAGGCCTGAGTTACGCGCAGGCTTGGGTAATCTTAAAACTAGGAGGATGGTTATGGCAGTTTATAAAGTAGAGGGAATGGTATTTTATGAGAGGGATGTGGAATTAGATACAGACGGAGGAGGAAGGATTACGGATTTTCATGGATTAGATCCTTTTATTGTATATCTTGAGGCTCAGTTTGATGATGTAGTTCAGAATGTCCGGGATTATTATATTAACCTACATAGGAGATTTAAGCAGGTACGGATAACTGAAATAAAGGAGTTACCGGGGAGGATAATATGAATCTTTATCAGGTAAGCGGAACCGTATTTTACTTTAATCCGGAGGCATACTTGCAATCAATTTCTGGTCCGGTCGGATGGGTGGAAGAGAGGATTAATAAGAAGGCTTCTTTTATAGTCTTTTTAGAGGTTGATTCTTATAATGAGATTCATCAGCGTCTAGTAGCTCATTTTAATTCTAAGCATCAGTACTTTAAATCTATTCTTATAGAGGATTCTTCAATATTTCCGGGAGAGATAATCAAGTGAAGTATGAGGATGCTTTAACCTTAATAGATGAAATCAGGAAACAGAATTTTAAGGGGAATGACTGGGAGCAGGGGTTTATGCAGGATATAGAATTAAGAGGTTTTGGCTTGATTATTAAACAGAGGAAGGCTCTTGAAGGTATTTATGAGAAGGCTGTAGGCGGAGGGATTTATGAGAGGAGGGAGAAATAACAGAGTGGAATTTACTAAAGATACTACTAAACAAATATTAGCTAATCTTAAGGCAAGAATAGACAAACTTCGGGTTGAGAGAGAGGAAATGGAGGTTAAGCTAGAGAAAGAGAGGCAAGAAATGTGGAATTATAGTAAGGGCCGTAAACCGGTATGTAAAAAAGGCAGCATGACAGCCTCAAGCGAATTGAAGCGCAATGGTAAAGTGGTAGAGGGTTTACCTGGCGCTTGGGAATTATGGGATGTTGGAGATATCTTAGAGCAGGGAGAAGTGAAATTACAGCTATTTTATAAGCAGCGCCGGTCTTTTGAGCTGTGTCCGAAGTGCGGCAGCACTATGACTTTTCATCAAACCCGGGAAAGCGTGAAGAAGTTATCTAAAAAGCAGTATGACTTCTCTAATTGTTTCCATGATTCTATGAATCCTAAGGATATGCGATTCATGGCCAAGAGTGATTTATGTTTGAGCTGCGGTTATCTTTGGGTGTTTGAGATTTTTATTTGGGAGGAATTGGAATGAAGAGAGATGAAAGTATGCCAAGTGAACAAGTAATAAAGGATGTTTTTAAAGTCTTAAAAACTATTCAAGAAAACGAAGGAGTAATATATATGTCTTCTCCAGAAAAATTTGAGAATGTTCTTAAAGTTCTTAGTAGAAGAATATTAGCAGAGAAGTCGTGGGGTTTCTCTAACTGGAATATTCAAGGTATTAGGATAATGTTCGCTGAGGAAACTATAGAGGCAATTTATGATGAAAATTTTAAATTAAAAGATGAAATTACTGCACTTAATATGTTTATAGACCTTCTTAAAAAGTTGAAGAGGAGATAAAAAATGATTAGAGAGCTGCTTGGATTACCACCTACAACCTTAGTTATTTTTCTTTGGGTATTTTTCTATTACTTGTTTAAGCTGATAGATTTCCTACCGGCGTATAAGGATATTGATACTTTTGTTAATTATCATCTGCATAGTTATCCCGAGTCTCCGATATGTTATCTCTGGAAGGGAGACCGGGAGAGGCGCCAGGGCCGGTTGTGGACTGCCCTGGATTACTGGCGTATGGGTCTTATATTGCGTAAGGAGGACTTTAGGCTTAATTTTAACTGCGCGTCTATTCTCAATGATTTAGGTAAGTATTCTATGGCTAAGTCATTCATAGATGTAGCAGCCGCCAATCCTCCGCTAGGTAACATAGAGAAGGCCAATATGGTAATAAATCATTTGAGGAATATAGTCTTAGAGAATTTAAGGCGCCGGGAGCTTTATATTCGTAAAGAGAAGGAGAAGAATCCTAATGGACCGTCAAAATGAGGAAATGACAGAGTGGGGAGTAGCGATTATCCTGGCAGGAATAACTGTATTGATAATGTTAGTCTTATGGCAGGGCCGGCAGCCCCAGGATATAAAGAGGAATACGGATATCCCTATTAAGGATGAAGCGTTCTTATCTTATTGATTATGCGCATAGCTAAACTACTTCCTCATGCTAAGCAGAGGTTACAGGAGAGGTTCGGGTTGAGTTCTCTGCCGGAAGGCAAGAGAGAATTCCTCCACGCGATAAGTAGGAACCGGAAGTTGTACCGGACCGGTGAAGTCTTTTTTATAATCAGGAAATCGGATCATAAGGTTGTAACTATATTAACCAGGGAAATAGTAGAAGGGCGGGGGTTGAGCAATGTCAGGCCATGATTTTCAGCAGAAGAGTTTTAAGGTTAGGATGGGTGATTCTTCGCTAACGAATAATTGGACCAAGTGTTGTGAGAGTTGCCGGAATGACGGCCGTCAGAAGATATGCGATAAGTGCCGGAATTGGAGTAAGTTTGCGAGAGTTAGATAAAAAGGAGGAGTGATGGGAATAGCCATGGCAGGAATTTTAGGGTTGTTGTTAATAGGTATAGTAATTAGTGTTTTAATTCATGTACGCTGTAGGAGGGATATAAATAGACTATTGGAAGTTTTAGGATTGAGAAGAAATGAAGAGAAGAAGATAATAAAGGGTGAAGAAGAATATTATGGTTGTTACTTGCATAGTTCCATGTTTAAGTACAAGAATCCTTCTTACGCTTGTCATGAAGAAAATATGGAATTGATTTTTAAGCTTTTTTCTTCTTTGCAAGATAGATATAAATTACTCTTAAGTTATTTGAATTTAGAATATATATCTAATCAGAATTTACCGGCGAAGATTCAGAAAAAAAGGAGGGTAGATGAGCAAATTTAGGCCGTTGAGTAATATGGTTTTAATCAAGGTGCATGCTCCTAAGGAAGAGACTAAAGGGGGGTTAATCATCCCTACAGAGGCTCAGGAGAGAAGAACAGAGGGTATTATAGTAAGGATAGGTAGTGGACCTAAGGCCAAGGCCGGAGAGATTAAGCCAGGGGATGAGATTATCTTTGAGCAATACCGGGGCCTGGAGCTTACTGAAGAGAACGGAGATCAGGTACTTCTTATGGATGAGGAGAATTTATTGGTAGTGATTGAACAGCCATCAAAGAAGAGAAGGAAGAAAAAAAGCATGCCTAAAGATAGGAGGTAGATTATGCAAATCATAAGAGTTAAACCTAGTGCAGATATGCAGGCAGCTCAGCGCTTGCAGTTAGATTTAATCCTGGAGACCGCTACTCATATTTTAGGATTCCAGCCTACTTTGGATATTATTATAAATTCTAACCGGAAGGATTTAGTAGAAATAAAAGAGGAGGGTCTGGGTGGCTAAATTATTAAGGGCGGAGATAGAAAGACTAAAAGGGATTTGTCGTCAACAAGAGGAGAAGCTAGGTTGTTATGATGAGTTTGCTTCTTGGATATTTAAAAAGAGGGGAAGATTAAAATTACCTCAGAAATTTAGCTGTTTAATATCTCAAGTTGTGTATAGAAGGATAGAGGATGAGTTAAAGACAAAGTTAGATAAGGCTTTATTTGGGAATGGACATCATTCGCGGAAGTCTTGTTTTGGTTTAAAGGATATTGAAGCGCAGGTTGATTGGACGAAGAAATGACTCCTAATATGATTTGGGCGTTGATAGTTTTAGGTTATGTATGGGCTACGCCTAAAGCTATTGACTGGATAGTATATTTCTTAAAGAGAATTTACCATTGGGCTGTAAGGGTAAGTAAGGATTAACTATGGCCAGGGAGCATCCGGAAGATATAGTAAAAGATGTTAACGATTTCGCTGAGCTCTGTTCTCTTGTGATTTCTTCATTAGCAGCTGGTTGGCGAAAAGGTGAAGCTGATTTAACAGTTGAGATCCGAGACAGCGAGGGAGTAATCAAGGCAAAAGTCAGGGCTGGGGTTACGCATCGGATTGGATAGGAGAATTTACTTGACAATTGCCTGATTTTGTGATTTACTTTTATTTGGAAGAGGTATAAAATGCCATATTAAGATATAAAGATAATTGCAGGGAGAGTTAAAAACTCTCGTAGTATTTATTAACGGCTTTTTGCTTATAGGCGGAGTCGGAGATAATCGTAAAGATTATTTCCGCCTCCGTTTTTTTTTATGAGTTTTTCCTTTACGAGGAGTTTACAAAACAGATGGCTAGAAAGAAAAAACCGGCCAAGGACCGCAAGGCCAGCCGGCGTAAGATTCATAAGCTATCGCCCAGGCAGCAACTTGTAGTTTGTTCTTTATTAGGAACCGGATATTCTCTTCAAGTTATACAGGATGTTCTTCAAGATGAGCACGGCATTAAAATCTCTCGGCAGGGGATTCAGGTTTATCGGAAATCCCTGAAATGGTTAAAGATAATCCGGTGGATGGCCAAGCGTCAACAGAAGAAGGCAATGCAGCATCCTATAGCGCAGAAGATTAACCGGTTAAATGTACTGAATAGGGCGATAAACATAGCTTTAGATACTGGATCAGCGCCAGTTTCTTCTTTAATCCGGGAAGCGCGGATAGAGACTGAGGGAGAGAGGGCGCTGGTAGAAGTGAAAGATAGTGCTTTACATATCTATTTACCGGAACAAAAAGAGGAGTAATTTTGACCAGTAAAAAGAGAGTATGGAGACCGCAGCCTAAGCAGGAATTGTTATTATCCCTTCCTTATTTTGAAGTTCTCTTTGGTGGAGCTAAGGGGCCGGGGAAGTCAGAGTCTTTGTTAGCAGAAGGTACCCGGCAGAGAAGAAATCCCAATTATAAAGGCATTATATTCAGGCGTACATTCCCGGCTTTACAGGATCTTATTGACCGTTCTCATAAATGGTTCTCGGGGTCCTCAGCTGCCTGGAATGGAGAGAAACATAGATGGACTTGGTCTTCGCGCGCAAAGTTAATATTCGCGCATTGTAAGAATGAACGCGATAAGTACAGCCATCAGGGCCAGGAGTATCAATTTATGGGGTTTGACCAGTTGGAGCAGTTTACAGAGACTCAGTATCTTTTTCTTATGGCGCAGTGCCGTACTTCCGATTCAAGCCTTAAATGTTACATCCGCAGTACCGCGAATCCCGGGGGCGTAGGCCATACCTGGGTTAAGCGTAGATTCATCAATGCCTGCCCTATGGACGGTTCTCCTAGATATTTCAAGAGAGTTCAGGATGAAGATGTGGAGACTACTAAAGAGGATCCCATGGCTTTATCCCGGGCGTTTGTATTCGCTACTGTTTATGATAATCCTATCTTAATGAAGAATGACCCTTCTTACTTAATCCGGCTTATGGCTTTACCTGAGAAACTCCGCCAGGCTCTCTTAGAGGGTAACTGGGATGTGTTTGAAGGGCAATTCTTCCGGGAGTGGGATAGAGAGGTACATGTAATCCCTGAGTTTGACCGAAATCAGCAGCATAATACCTTCATTGCTATGGATTATGGGTATAGTAAGCCCAGTTCAGTGGGATGGTATGCTGTCTTGCCTAATGGCTATATAAGGCGCTACAGGGAGTTCTATAAAGAAGGGTATTCCTATGAGGCTTTAGCCAGAAAGATACTGGAAATAAATCAGATTACTAATGAACAGAAGATACAATATCTGCTTGCCGATCCTGCTATTTGGGGAGATAAGCAGCATCATGAACAGCATGTAGAGGCTAAGGATGGCGAGGTAAAGGGTTCTTCCGGCTTCCAGACTATGCAGGATGTCATAGGTACGAGATTCCCGGTGCTTAAGGCTGATAATCGTAGGATCGTTGGCTGGGGTAAGGTACATGAGTTCCTGGCTCCGTTCATGGATCCAGGCGGCCGGCAGGTAGCGAACTTCGCGGTTACTCAGTCTTGTAGGCAGTTTATCCGTACTTTCCCTGGGTTAATCCATGATGAGATAAGGCCTGAGGATGTTGATACGGATGGAGAGGATCATTGTGGGGATGAAGTCAGGTACGCGTTAATGTCCAGGCCGATTCTTCCTAAGGTTCCTGTGGTTGTTATGTCTCCTGGAGAGGAGTTTTGGGATAGGGTAGAGAAGGATAAGAAGCGGATAGAGGCGGCCAGGACCGGTGAAGAGTATGTAGAAACAGAGGAAACAATCTTAACAGCATGAGAATAAAAGACTTTATATTATCTTTATTCAAGCCTCGGGTATGTGAAAAATGCAGGATATTATCCAGCGAGGTTCTTTATCTACAGAGGTTTATTGATCGGTTATTGCTTCGGGAAGGTATGGCTCCAATCAATTTTCCGGTTTCGGCTAAGCATGTTCCGGATCCGGTAGAACTAGAGAGATCTGCTGCTATAGAGAGTGGAGATATAATACCATTTGGAGACAGAGAATAGGAGGAGATTATGATAGATTTAGGCAGGAAGGATGAGTTAAGTGGAGAAGGACCAATTGAGGCTAAGGTAGAGAAGAATAAAATCAGATACCCTAATTTTTATATTCATGATGTAGATTTAGGCCTTGATGAAAAGGATGTCGGTAAGGTTATGGATGTTAAGGTCAAAATAAGAGTAAACAGGGTTTCAAAGAGTATTAGTACCCGGGTAGGAATAAAGACTAAGAAAGACCAGGATTATGATTTTGATGTCATGTCTATAGGATTTGATAAGGGTGAGCTTGCCGGAGAGTTAAACAGGCAGTTAGGCGGAGACGAAAAAGATGGAAAATGATACCAAGCCAGAGGCAAAAATAGTCAGCTTAAAAAAACGCAAAGAGTCTGTGCATAAGAACCGGACCGCCTTTGAAAGGCAATGGCTGGTAAATATCGCTTATTTGTATGGGAAGCAGCATTTTGATATGCAGCGCAGGCCTATAGGGAATCTTCAGGACCGTATCTATTGGGAGTTTAAAGATAATGCCCGGAAGAAACAAACGCGGAAGGTGGTCAATTATATCCTTCCTTTGTACCGGTCTTTATTGTCAAGGTTGATCAGGATGAAGGCTAATGTCAATGTAGAGCCTACTACGCGCAAGGAAGAGGATAAGTCCGCAGCCAGGGTAGGCCGGGAAGTACTTGAGGATTTCTGGCAGATGTGCAATAAGCATAACCCGCGCCTTGTCTGTGAAGGCATGACCGGCATGCTTCAAATACTCTTGAAGTTATTTAGTTACTTATTGACTATAGGAGTAGGGTATTTGTTTCCCTATTTTAACCCTAAGGCATCTACTATGACGAATTTAGCCGGGGAACAAACAGAGTCGGAGGTAGGTGAGGTTGAAGTCGTAGTCAGGCATCCTTTCCAGGTATTTGAAGATCCTATGAAAACCTGGATCATAGACCAGGAAGTTCTGAAAGTAGATTATATTAAAGAACATTACGAGAAGGATGTTAAGGCTTCCGATGTTGGTATGTCTGAGGAGGAAAAGCAAGTCTTACAACTGTTAGAGGGTAGTTCTGATGAGAAATATGAGGATTCAACATTGGTGTACCGGATGTGGGAAATTCCCTCAACCAAGTATCCGGAAGGCAGGTATTTTGTTTGTACGGATGATGAGGTGCTTCTTGATACAAAGATTCCTTCTGAGTATAAAAAGAAGGTGCCGGTATTCAGGTTTAATTATCTTGATCTTATTATGTCTCCTTTCGCGCAAGGCATGGTTGAACAGTTAATACCTTTGCAAGAGGATTTAAACTATACCGTCAGCAGATTAGCTGCCTATAAGAAGTGGATGGCCGGAAAGGTTATGGTCCCTGATGGCTGTGATTTACGGACTAAGTATAATGACGAAATAGGACAGATAATTATGTATAACCAGACTTCCGGTAAAGCTCCCCATTTTGATGTACCTCCTAATCCGCCTCAATTCCTGATGCTTGAAATACAGAGGATTGTTAAGTTTATGGAAGATATGGCGGCAGCTCATGATCCTAGCTTAGGCCGTAAGCCGGCTGGAGTTACTTCTGGAGTAGCCATAGAGAACCTTAACGAGATGGATAATGCGCAATTAGCGCCTGTGTTGATAGGAATTGAGGAGAAGCTATCCTTTTTTGCCGAGACAGTCTTAGATATTGTCCAGGATAAATACCAGGAGCCTCGTCTATTGAGAATAACCGGAGAGGAATACGGCTCAGAGGTTAAGCAATTCAAGGGTGCGGATGTCATAGGCAATCGTAGAATTAAGATTAACATGGGTTCTTCTTTACCGATGAACCGCCAGGCCCGGCAGGAGTATATTGATGGAATGGTAGATAAGGGATATATCTCTAGAAGCAAGGGCAGGGATTTAATGGAGTTCAGCGATATAGAGGGGGTTTTTACTTCTGTTGATCAGAACCAGGCTAAGATGGAAAATCAGGAGATGCTTAAGGGAAGTATCTTTTATGTTGCGCAGCCGTTTGAGGATCATACTATTCACCTGAAAATCCATTCCGATATGATGAAGTCTAAGGCTTTCCGTCGGCTTAAGAACGAAGGCGATGAGAAGAAAATAAGGGATGGTATTTTAAGCCATTATGCCGCGCATCAGGATTTCTTAAGAGGAGAAATGGAAGCAGCCCGGTCAGCCGGGAAAACTGAATTACCCCCAGCAGCTAATCAAGCTGAGGCGAGTACTTAGGAGTCAATGTCCTACGAAGAAGTAGGCTTAGTATATAGTTCGTCGTTAAATAATGTACCGGCCAAGCTAATGGCAGCCGGGCAATCAAAAGGGAGGCAGAAATGTCAGTAGAAGATCAAGATGCTTTGACCAATGCAGTAAGCGAGACTTTACAGGAATCTGATCCGAAAGAGATAATTACACCTGAGGAAGAAGGAAAACTCAAGGAGGGTGAACAGCGGCCGGCTGGTGAAGGAGAACCAGCAGGAACTGAGGATCCTCTTATAGAGTTATCTGATGGGACCAAGGTTAAGCAATCAGTCCTGGATAACCATGAGTTTGAGATATCCCCCGGGAGGAAGGTAAAATTTTCGGATCTTGGAAAAGGGTATATGCTGCAAGAAGATTACACGAAGAAAACTACTGCTGTTTCTGAGAAGGAAAAAAGCATTACTGAGGTTCTTAACTTTATCGGTAAGGTTAAACAAGACCCGGAAGCTAGTAAGGCGTTAATCGCTTTTGCTGAGAAAGGTCTCGGTAACCCGGAGAAGATCAAAAGAATGCTGGCGTCTTTGGAAGATATCCAGGGGAAGGTTGAGGATAAGACCGAGGATATTGAAAAGCAGTTGGAAGGGTTAGATCCTGATGATCCTGCTTATAAAGTAACCAAGGCTCTTTTAACGGAGCTTAAGGCTACTAAGGCAGTTATCACTAAACTGCAAGCTGATACGGAATCAAAGAAGAATGCCGATGCCGTAAACTTGCAGCAAGGGAAGGATCAACAGAACAAAGAGCAGTTAGAGAAGAATATCGTTACTGCTCAGACTGCGTTAAAGACTACAATGCAAAGCTCTGTAGATGAGTTTAAAGAAATCCTGAATACGGACCGTAAGAAAGCACTTTGGTCCAGGATGGTGATTGCTTATCTAAGGGAGCATCCGGAGAAGTACGATACCGAGGAAATCTTTGTCAATAGAATCAAATCGGTAGGGAAAGACACAGCCCAGGAAATTAAGATGATGTCCGAGGAGTCCCTGGCTGCCTATTTAAAGAAGAAAAAGACTCCTGTAGCACCTCCGGGACTGGTTAATGCCGCGAAACAGGAAGCGGAACCGGAGTCGTTGCAAGAACAAATAGAAAAAGGATTAAAAGAGCAAGTTGAAAAAACAACCTAAGGAGGGTTAATTATGAGTTTAGCTATTTCTGATATTGCTGCTGTTTTAAAAAAGGTGATTATACCAAGGATCCAATCGCAGCTTAGGATGGAAAGTGTGTTGTTTAACAAAATTAAGAAAAATATGGGAGTTACGCAGGCAAACAACGAGATTTACATTTCAGCCAGAGTCAGCCGTCATTCCGGTATTTACACAGTCGCGGAAGGTACTCAGCCAAAATCAGGAAAGGCTACTTACGCGCAGCCAAAGGCAGCAATGAAGTATGCTTTTGGTACTCTGGAGATAACTGATCAAGCTATTGAGGCCGCAAAGAAGAATGACCTGAAAGCCATCGCGTCTATTCTTGCTACGGAAATTACCGCGCTTAAGGATGATTTCAAGATGGACCTTAATCGCCAGTTTCACGGAGACGGCAACGGCATACTCTGTCAGCCGTTAGCGTCTGATTTAGGAAATACAACTACGCTGCTTTTAGGATCAAACCCTAACGGCGGAGACCCTACTGAGTATTTAGCTCCGGGTATGTACATTCAGCTGAATACCGGTACGGCTGTTGAGATTAGCTCAGTTGATTCTGCTACTCAAGTTACATTATCTGCTGCATCTACTTGGGACGGACACGAAAGAGTTACAAAAACCTCTGATGCTGAATGTATGGGATTAGCCGGGATAATTGACGACGGCACAAATGTTTCTACATTCCAGAATCTTGCCAGGGCAAGTTATCCTTGGTTAAAGTGCCATGTTAACTCTGATGTTTGGGGCGAAGATGTTGGTACTTTATCCGAAGCTCACATGACTAAGATTGCTTTAAAGTGCCGTAAATACGGTGGCACTAATCTTATTTTGGCCGGTGAGACTGCTTATAGGATTTACAGCGCGTTGTTAACTTCTATCAAGAGGACAGCCAATACCAAAGAGATTCTCAGTGGCGGTTTCATGGGATTAGAGTTTGCCGCCGGTGGAGGGAACGCAGGTGTTATGCTTGACGCTGATACCTGGGAAGGATATATGCAGTTTATCAATTTCGCATCAATGACGATTGCTGAAATGTCCGAACCCTTTGCCTGGTTAGAAGCTGATGCTCATGGAGGGATCTTAAAAAGAAACGCGGATGACAGAACCGTTTGGGAAGGTACTTTAAAATACTACCTCAATTTTGTCGGTTTAAAGATCCAGGCCGATGGCCGCCTCAAAGGCATTACTTCATAGTTTAGTTAACAATCTATAGTTTTAACATAGATAGGTATGAGGGAGAGGACTGAAAAGGACTCTCCCTCTCTGTCTTTTATAGCCATGAAAACAGGAATAACAGTAGAGAATTTAAAGGATCATACCAAAAACCCTGAGCTTCTTAAAGCTGGAAACCGATTGTTAAGAGAGGCTAAAGATTCTCAAGCTAAGCGAAAACAGGCCTCAGACGAAGTAAGCCAGGATATTGCTAAAGATGTCGGCAAATACTTTCTTCATAAAGCTGTAGGTGTAGGCCGGTTTAGCGGATTAGGCCCTGGAAGAAATTTAGGTCCTGGTAAACATAGATATGTACCGGGGAAAGGATGGGTAAACTGAAATGACTATAACTGAGTTGATAAGAAGAATAAGCAGACAGACCG